GCGGCTTCCACGGGTTCTGACTTCAGTGTTTCGATCAAGTACAATTCGTAGAGGTCATCCCTGGCCCAGTGATCTAATTTGACTTTTGACTGTAGCACATAGTCTATGTACTTCTCTGGGTACAGTGGGTTGATGTGCATGATAAATCTTCCAAACTTAACGAATGCATTGTAGTATGAACTCTTAACGAAGTCGTCGTATGTTTTTGTCTTTGAATTGTGTTGGTGTATCTGATAGAATCTCTGGAACACCATGAACGCATTCACTACCCATTTCTCATCGCGTTGTAGGTATCTCCTCTTGGGTTCACACAAGTGAACCTGCAGTGTACGTTCTTTGGCAAACTCCTTGCCACAGTATGTGCATTTATTTGTCGATGCCATGTGCCTCTATCAATTCCTCTAGTTCTCGATCTGTTATAACATTGTCCAATGTTTCTAGGTCCGCTTCCTTCCACGTCGGGTATATGGCCTGTAGTTTCTTAAGACTTTTGTTGGCCACACGCTTCATGGGTTTCAACCATGGATGGAACTGCTGTGTCTCTGCACCACACATTGCGGTCAGTATCCATAACAGTTTCTTGTGTTTGCCCAGTGTGAAGCAGTGCTTGTTCACACACTCATTAACCATCTCCACGTAGTGTTCCACGTAAAAAGGATCCTTGGATGAAACATTGGAAACGTATCTCATCAACATGTATGGCGAGTACAACGATTTTTCTTTTTCATCGATCCTATCAAAGTAGTCCTTGTTCCTGAAGTCTACTGCTTTCAGTCCGTTTCTTAGATCAAAAAATTTTCTATTTTTTTCTGCTGGCATATTTTAGTGCGAACATCGTACAATCTTTCGCTGTTGCAAATGTTAATTTTAGTTTCTTGTTTTTGTGTTGTAAACCTGAAAATTGGAATTTGTTTTTCTTAATGAAGTCAAAGAAATTGTGCATCCAGTCTTCGTCCATCCACACCGCGATCTTGTTGCTGGTTATCAGGATCGGTGCATCTATCGTTATTGATTTCCTACCAGACTGAGCCATAGTCCACCTGTTCACACTGCCTTGATATATCCTTGACGAAGTAGGCACACATGGGTTTTGGACCATTGCTTAAAGGTACTGCCAACATCTGTCCTGATTTGATCTTTGGAAAATACCACTTCACTTCTGTGTATATGTCTACCACATCGATTGGATAGAAATCTGGTTTGGGACTTGACAACGGGTTGAATGTGAAAGCATCAAATCCTCGATCATTTAAACTTGTAATTGGTAACACATGCATCTCAGATTGTCCGGCCTCGCCTATCAGCATCTTCCAGTCCAGTGGCATCTTTATCTTGTGTGGCCCAATTTCCAGCACCGCCGCTGGAGCATTGAAACTCTCTAAAAATATTAGAGGTATGTAGAAGAAGTCTGGATTTTCTGGATCTGAATTATCCAGTACTGCGAATCGCAAGTTCTCATCAACCCATTCCGGTATCTTTTCTAACTTGTATGTTCTGTTATCCAGTGTAAGGATTTTCATAATTTATCTTTTCTATATTATACGGGTAATTGGCCTCTTTGTAAAACTTTTTCCTTGCCCCTAAATGTCTTTTTGCAAACTTGCAACTGCTGGTAATGTCCCAGATCTGTACACTGTCTTTATCTTCTGCTTTCCTAATACCACGTCCTATACTCTGTATCACCCTCACGAACGACTTGCCCGGTTCTATGAGAACAAGATTAAAAATCCTAGGAATATTAATACCAACAGCGGCCACTCCATAAGTGGCGATAATAACTTTATTTGTTGCAGTAGATATTTCATCATATTGTTCCTTCCTGTCTGTGTTTTTAGTTGATCCGGATACGAACACCGCATCTTCTATCTGTTCTTCTAATATCTCTCCCGCGGATATCCTGTCTACAAGTATCAGTGTGTTGCCCGAACTTGATATGTCCTTGATTGTGTTGGCCACCCATTTCATCCTATTCTTGTCTGTGGTCAACCATTTCAATTCTTCTCCGTAGGTTTTGAACTGTGGATGATCCTGTGTCTGTAACACATTCACATGACAATTTGCCAACACACCTTTGTCTTGCAATTCGCTGGCCTGTATCCTATTTGACACATCACCTATGCTACATTTCAGTCCCATGAATTCGTAGTCTGCTTTTGGTACAGTACCAGTTAGTCCCCAACGTATGCCACAGTGTGCGAATGGTCCTGTGAGTAATCTCTTTAACACATCTGCTTTGGCCATATGTACCTCATCAATTATTACAGTGTTTATTCCCTGTATGGCCTCTAAAAAATCTGTGGTATGTTCGTCTTTGCTTTTCTTTTCTAGAACATTCAGTGATTGCCATGTTGCTATTGTGTTGAAACGTCCCAGTTCCTTCCTGTCTCCGTAGTATACACCAACATCTAAATTACAAGCAAGGAAGTCTTCTTCGGTTTGTGTGACGAGACTCTTGTTCGGTACAATGGTTAGCGTTCTGCCATATGGCTCGACCAATTGGCACAAGGCCGCTGTGATTATGGTCTTTCCTGCACCTGTGGCTATCTCTTGTATGCTCTGTGGATGTTCTATGAATTTATTGATAGTTTGCACTTGGTAGTCTCTCAGCTCTATGGGTTGTCCCGCCGCTGGATGATTCTCCGGCCATGTGATGTGTGATAGATAATTTTTATCTACTTGTTTAAATTCAAAGTTGTGTTGCTCTCTTTTATCCTCGACATCTATGTATACACCTCCTTCGTCTAGTATGGGAAGTATTTGGTCAACTAGATTTAGATATGTTGTGCCACCCAAACCAAAAAATGATACCTTGCCGTCCCACCTGCCCAACTTCACTGCTGGCAAATGTCTAGCATATGGTATCTCGTACTTGAATTTGTTTGAGAGCCTCTTACGCCATTCGAGGCTCAGGTTCTCGAACTTGACGTTCACTTCGTCTTTTATTACTAGTTTACAACTGCTCATTCTATAGTTTTATTATAATATGATCATGCCAATCCCAACTACTCGGTTGGTGATCACTATAATACAACTTTTTTGGAAGATTTTCAAGCATTCTTTTTAGGTTGTCCGTGCCCGTGGCATAATAACCACCACCTATTCCAACCAGTGATGCTTTTGGTTTCACTTTGCTCTTGATCAGTGCCCTTGGTATTCTGTTCCTGACGAATATGATTTTGGTTTGTTCGTTGATCAATTTGAACTGTTTGCTCATCTGGTGTAACTCGTATAGGTTCTCGAAGAACTCTTTTGATTTTTGATTGTCCAACAGATAGGTCCTCTCACTGTTGAAACGTTCTAGGTCCTTCTTGTAGATGGGCTCTTTCACGTCAAATCCCCAACTGCATTCATTCAACAGGTCAACACCGTGTGCCTTGAATGCATTCATCCACTCCCAGAAATCCTTAACATCATCCTCCATGTGTATGTCGCCACTTACTGGCATGATCAAGGGGAAACAGTCCAATTCGATGAGACCTTTAACCACTTCGTTCTTGGAGAAGCCTTTGGAGTCAATCCATAACTTGTGGTAATTGTTGTGTGCTATCTTGCGACCTATCATGGTATCTGCTGTAACGTTTATTCCGTTTGTCGATATGTCAAAGTTCTTCAACGAGTCCACTTGTGTCAACGCTGGCCTGTCCTTTAGATTTTCATTCCAATATTCCTGTAAAGATTCTGGTGCGTTGTCCAACACCACCTCTCCAGCGACTAATCGTGCTGTTGGTTTGCGATGTCCTATCACTTGTTTTTTGATCTCTTCGTAATCATTGAGTAGACTGTCGTCCGTGAATTTGAAATCATATCTCACCGCTATCAGGGTCAGGTAGTAGGCAGTGACGTCGCTGTGTTGGAATGTCCACTTCTTTTTCTCACCATCGTATAATGCATACATTCCTGGCAGGCCACGTTTGTCTTTCATGCAACGTATCAATTGTATCACTTTCTTGTGGTATGGGAATCTCATCTCTATCCTGTCAATGTTGTCATCGTCCGTGTACTTCTCTATGACCTTGTCAAAACTGATCACACGGAAGTCATCCTCGTACACAGGGTTGTCCAACAACTTCTTGATGTCCATGCCATGGGCCTGGAACTTGGTCAGGTACCTTTTGAGTATCACGAGTGCCAGTCTGGCCTGTTTCTCTGTCCAGGCGTATTGTGATTCTGCCAGCGATCTCACAGTTTCATGGTCTTTGGGGTGTGGCTTGATTACGGCTGTATTTCCTATCATTGAAGGATTGGCCCAGAAATAATCGTTATATGCTAGTATTTTAAGTGCTTCGTTAACTGTTTTTGGCAAATCTGTGTGCATTTTCAAACCTGGTAATATTGATAATTATTAGTATATTATAGCATACTTGGTAATATAGTCAACCTATGAAAAAGACCAGTAAGAAGACTGTCACAGTCAGGAAACAATTAAAGATCAGGTTGGAAAATACT